GTTTCCCAGTCACGATCAAAAAGCTACCCTTTTTGGATAGCCTTAATTGTTTCAAAAATTACTGCACAATGTTCATAACGCTGATGTCGTTCAAAATCTTCTAAAAGGTCTTTTAAATACTCTTTACTTCTGCACTCGCACCAACTTTGAAACTCTAAATCACTTTTAAAACTTTCTATAATTGTTTTCGGACTTATTAACTCTAAATAATAATCAATGTAATTTTCCATAGTAAGTTATTTAAAGTAAATATAAACAAATTTGTTTACATTACCAACGTGCTTTAGTTCCTCTTATGTCATAATGCGTGAAGGTCTTATAAATACCGATACCGCCTTGTTTCATTTTGCCCTCCTTAATTAGTTTTTCTATCACTTCTGCTAATTCTTTTGGAGTTATACCGCTAACTCTTAAATCTGACGCTTTACCTTTTAAATGTTGGCTATTTCTTGCACCTCCAACTTTAGCGTTATATTTAGGGCTTCTATAACCGCTATTTATTGTAATAGGCTTTCCTATCTCATCTCTTAATACTTGCAAATTATTAGCTAATTCTATAACATTTGGTAGATATTCATTTGGTATTAAAGAACCATCTTTACAATTGAACTCATGTAAACTAAAATTTTCTGTTATTTTTGCCATTAGTCTTTTTTTATTTCGTTAATATCTTGCTTTAAATCCTTTAACTTTTGAAGTAAGTTTTTAATTATGTTGTAAAATGGCTTATTCCCTAATTTTTGGCTCGTTTCGTCAATGCTTTTAACTTCAATATACAACCAAAACAAAGTAACTATTTTTGCAATTAATAAATTTACTCCGAATAAAGTATTATTTTCTATTACGTGTGTATCTATAAAATAACCTAAAATAATAGAGCCAAAATAAAAGAAAGTTTTAACAACAATATTAAACAATTTAGTACTTTGATAACTTGCCCAACCATTTAGTTTAATAGTTGTATAAATAGCAAATATAGTGTCTAAAAATACGGACATTCCTGCTAATATTAAAAGTCCTTTTATCGGTGTTAAAAATGTTGCAAGTGCAAAAATAGCAGTCTTACAAAATGTAAGTAAATAGTAGTTGTAATCTGATTTCATTATGAGGCTAAATTATTATAATACCTAATTGATTTTTGACAATGATTTTTGTCTATTGTGTCTAATATTTTACAAATTATTTTACCTAAACAAGTTAAAGTATGAGCTTTTTGATTTTTACCTAATACGCTTGAAATAGTTTCTCTAATATCTCCAAAACGATTTGCACTATCTTTGTGTATTAAATATTTATTTAATGAAAACCGAAATTCTCTATTTCCGAACCTATCTAAATTGATAGCTGTATCTTTAAAATAGCCTTTACTTCTTACGTTTAAAGCATTGAAAATTGTTAAAGGCAAAAATAAAATGTACGCTATAATAAATAAAAGTATTCCCATAATTAAACTATTTCCCAATTAGACGCATTAGTACTATACAATAGTTCAGTTGTAACTTCTAAATTTTCATTGCTCAAAAAGTCGTTTGTGAAGTAAATAAAAAATGCAATTTCTTCTCGCTTAACTTCTCTTCCTAAAGGCGTTAAATCAGTTTCTGTTATCTGACTATCAGCATAAGCATACAATTGATTAAATGTATCGGTATCGACTGTAAATTCTTTACGTCTTATTTCTGCTATTTTTTGCCAATAGTCTGAATTTCCTATAACTTCCATTTCATCGTTATAAGTAGGAACTGAAACTAATTCAACCGCATTATCTACAATTATAAATTTTCTACTTGTAGAAGTTCGAGCTTCTATTTTTTCAATCATTTCAGTTTCAATATGTTTCTTTACAAATCTATTGTAAGAAAAACAAGCTATTTCTATTGTACTTCTTAATTTTGCCATATCTATTAAATTATTGGTAAACCAGCGTTACCTTTGTTGTATAATTCTAAAACCTCTATTTCTGTTAATTCTTTATTTTTCCAAATCGCAACTTCATCCGTGATTCCCAATTGTGCTGTGTTAGCTGAGGTTGTATCATTACTGCCTATTCTTGTAACAGCAGTTGTATTCATCATATTTGTATAAGTTCCTGTGATTGTGGTTGTAGTAGCCCGTAAAACTCCATTTATATAAATCTTTCCATTTGTACCATCAAAAGTTATCACAAAGTGATTCCAAGTATTTAAAGCAGTTGTATTAGCACAAGAAATAGTTTTTATAATAGAACCTGAATTTTGAGAGTGTAAAACAAGATTAAATATAGAACCATTGAAAATCGCAAGCCACTCTAACGATAAACTAGCTTCCCTTTTACTTAACCATCTATTTCCATTGCTGGAATAAGCTGTTGTATATAGCCAAGCCGAAATAGTAAATGGTAAATCGTTTGTACCATCTGTAAAACTAAAATCAGTATTATCAGGAATTGTAACAACTTGATTCTGTGCTGTAATTTGTAACCCATTACCTATTTTACCAGCTACAAAAGTCGGTGAATTTACAAGTGTTCCATTATGGTTATTGCCACTAAAATCATCAGCGTTTGAATTAAAAGGATAATATCCTACTAAATTCGTTAAAAAATTAGCACCATACTTTTTCCCAAATATTAATGTGTGTAGTGCGTTCATCTATGTTAATTCTCCTTTTATGCTAATTGTGTTAGCTACGTTAGTCATTATTAAAGCAAACATTTTACCACTTGCTAATGTTGTACCATCTGAATTAGTAGAACTCGTTACTCCTGCACCTAATGCGAAATTCGTAACTACTCCGTTGTCGTTTAATCCTGTACAAGTGAAATCAGTTCTTAAACCACTTGGAATAGTTATCGTGCAATTTGTGTGTATTCTGAAAATATTGTTATGGTCAGCGCTTGTAATTGTATAAGTTGACGTTGAAATGTCTACGTATTGTTGAATTATTAAATCAGAAGCCGCTACTTTTTTCGTTTCTCCACCTTGAACAATTGCAATTTCTTCAGTTCCTGCTAAAGGTAAAGTTGCACTTGTTAATTCGCTTATTTTTTTATTTGCCATTATAATATAATTTTAAAACCATCTTCTTGTAGTAAGAAATCTCCGTTTTCTTGTAGTAAATATTCGTTTGTATCTTCTCCCGCTATCGTGAACCCTGCACCGTTTAAACTATCAATATACCAAGCCTCTTTCTCTTCTTTACCTTCAAAAGACAATTTAACCCCATTAAAATCAGTTTTACCGCCTCCTGTTGTGTATTGAATATTATTGCACTCTAAACCGTTTCTATTGCCTAAAAAGCGAAAATTTCCGTTTCTATCTTGTGCTATTATATTAAAGTTGAAATTTAAAAAACTTTCGTAATTAAATCCGTTTTCTTTTACAAGTTCAAAGTCAATTTTTAAATCAAAATATTTACTTCCGTTTTCTTCTGTTTGCGTTTGGCTTATGCTTGGTTGATTATCTACTTCAAAAGGATAAATTGTTGTTGCAGGGTAAGTGACTAAAACATTGTTGTTTAAAATAATTTCAGAACGTAAATAATTAACATACTTAAAGAGGTATATTTTATTTATACCCCCTTGACTATCTTTACAAACCTTGTTACGTCCTTGTGTTATTTTAAATACCATTTAATATCTTTTTTACCACCATCTAAAAACCAACCACTTGCAAGACTTACATTTTTAACCGCATTAACTTCATCTTGGTAAGTTTTATATTCAGTTAAAGTATTTTTACAAATCCATTTGTTAAACCTTTGAACATGAGTTTGTGCAATGTTATGATATTTACCTGCTAAAAATTGTGCTTCTTGTTTGTCTACAACTTCACTACTTTCTGGACTGTGTTTAAAAATACCCCCATTAGTAACCATATAAGAAGCGATTTCTAAATACTCTGCTAAAGCCTCATTTTTAACTATTGGCTTAACAAATTTTGTGTATAATTCTAAATATAAACCTGCTAAACTATTAGCTTCTGCATCTTCTAAAATCTTATTGTATAGTTCAGTTCCTAACAATGGTTCTAATACTAATAATTGAGCATTATAAACGCAATATCTGTATTTATCTGGGTCAACATTACCGCCTAAAATAGTGGTTTTGCTTATGTCTGTTGGGTTAATTAATAAAAATTCCATTTATCTTGGTTTTAAAAATCCATTATTAGGCATATCGTTTGGTTTTTGATATATCTTTTTATCTAATTTAGGCAATATTTCGCCCTCTTTTCTTGCTTCTGCTGGTGTTATTTGTTTTGCTAAAGGGTTATTTACATCAGCTTTTAATTCGTATGTTTCACGAACCCAATAATGACGACAAGAACCTCCACCTTTATACATTAAAATATCATAAGTATTTGAACCATTAGCGCCCCAACCCTCATTTACAACCTTATTACTCATTGCTTTTATATCTTCAATACGATATAATTTATTAGCATTAACCATTTTTCTGCAAAACTCCCTACTATTTGCACTTAATTCGCCACCATAACGCAATCTTGACTTAAATTTTTCCCCGTCTAATTCGCTTTTCGTATTTGGTTTTGCTACTCCTGTACTCGCAAACTCTAAATTTGTTTCACTTGTAATTATTTCACTTTCAACAAGTACCCAATCTTCGCTTATTTCTTCGCCTAAACTTATTAATTCATCAGCTACAGTTGTGTCAAGATTTTTTTTTTCATCACTACAACAAACATGCGAACTCATATTAACATCGGTTGTTTGCGTTGTGTCTGTTAAAGGAATAAAATATAAGTTTAAGTTTATATTATAATGATTTAAAATATCATCTAAAGCCTCTAAAATGTATCTTTGTTTAGGTTGTATAACACGTTTCATTAATTGTGCTTCTGCTGTATCTAATTCGTCAGCATTATTACCTAAACCTGTGCTGTCTTTAATTCCAAATAACATAGGAGAAACAACACCATGAGCTGTTAATAATTGTTGTCTTGCCTCTCCTGTCAAATACTCCCATTGTTTATGAACATTATCATTAACTGGAAAAGGAACAACTGTAATTTCAGCATCTACTCCGTGAAAGTTTATAACAAAGCTCATAGCATTTGGAGAGCCTGTTAATTTAGCTTTTATTTTATGTTCTAACTCTTCTTTTTGTTCTGGTGTTAGTCCGTTACCGTCTGGAATATTAATGATATATCCAGCACTTAAACCTTTACGAATAGAATTAATATACAAGTTAGCAATTTCCTCTTCCATTTCAGCGTAAGGGCAACCAGCTAAATAGTCTGGGTCGCTAAAATAGTTCTTACCTGCGTTGTAAGGGCTAATACAATAAATCTCTATTGCATCGTTAGAAGTTCCAAAAGCTGAAAATTCTTCTGGCTGGTTTTTATTTGTGTTGATCCAGTCCTTACAAAACCAATAGTTTTCAATTTCTCCCTCTTCATTTTCTAAACTTGGCACTACTTTTTCTTTAGGTAAATGATAAATAGCATTTATATCCCCTTTTTTATCTTTTACTATTTGCATAGCAGCCTCACCAAATAGATTGAAGTCTGAAATAATACGTCTTAAATCTTTGTTAGATAATATTTGTTTAAACTTAACAAAGTCTTGCATATTACGTTCAACATTCTTACACGCAATACCATTACCATAAAGTAAGTTATTGAAAGAATTTAAAATAGTTGCGTTTGTAGGGCTTCCGTTTTTTCTGTCAATTAAGTAATTATAAAACTCGTTATCTCTACCATTTAAAACCCAACCTTTGCTTTTATTCTCAACTAATTTAGGGCGTACATAGTTATTTAATTGTATTAATCGTATATCGTTACTCATAATAATATTCTTCGTTATCTGTTTGATAATTTTGCGTTTCTTCTATTATTGCCAATAGTTTGCCTCTATATAAAATATTTTCGTTACTATCAGTTAATGTTATTCTAAATCTTTGGTTTTTTTCAAATGAAAAATCAAAAATTAAAAAAGTATAACCATTATCTAATATATAAAAATCATTAAAAGAAATTCCATTTTCACTTATTGAAATTGTGTTTTCTTCTTTTGTAGCTTCATTGTATAAATTAAAAGATAAAGTACCAACTGGTAAAAACCTTGTAATTAATGTTATATTATGACTTATGTTCCTTGGATTTACAACTTTCATACTATTAAAACTAAATTGTTTTGATTTTGTTACAAAGTTTTTATAAATAAAAAACCCCACTTAATAAGTAGGGTTTAATTTTAATAAAAAAGTATTATTATACTAAAGCTAAAAATGCTGTAACTGTTGCACTATCTAAAGTAGGTGCTAACAATTTAGTAGTAGAAGTACCTGTTAAAGTATATCCGTTTAAATCTGCTTTTGCCCCTCCCGATCGTGACTGGGAAAC